AACCGATGCCGGTTCATTACGCTCAACCTTGGGACTGCATGTCTCATACTCATGCGGTCTATGTGTTAGACAGGGCACAACCGTGTCCCTGGTTGGCAAAAGTAGACGGGGAGATGTATCCGGCAAAATACTATTTCACAGTGGATTACACTGAAAGTGAGGTAGCTGACGACCCTGCCCAACACAAACAAAGCCATGTGCTAGAGTTGTTGGATGCAGGAAAATGGACAGGGAATATAATCGCTTTGCCTAATAACAGAGTGCGGGTGACACATCCGGCATGGTTCGAAACAGGGTCAGGTGCTCCTGACTTCAGACCTTCGCAGCATGTTCACTATTCTAAGTCTGACCTGGACTATACTTTGGACGTAAATCAGATTTTTGATAATCTGTACGCGGGAGATAAAAAATGACTACATCAGGTTCAAGGGACTTTGATCTCGACGTAGCTGAGATCATAGAAGAGGCATACGAACGGTGCGGCCTTGAGGTTCGCACCGGCTACGATGCGCGTACGGCTCGACGTTCTTTGAACCTGATGTTCGCTGACTGGGCCAATCGTGGGTTGAATCTCTGGACAGTAAAGCAAGCAACGCAATCTCTTACCTCTGGCACAGCGACGTACGCTTTCAACACCACATACACTGATTTGTTAGAAGTTGTGCTACGGCGCAGCAGCGTAGACTATCAGCTAGACCGCATGTCTAGAAGCGAGTACCTGTATCTTCCTAACAAGTCACAGACAGGGCGTCCAAGTCAGTATTACTATAGCCGACAGACCACACCAGAAATTATACTCTGGCCTACACCTGACAGTTCTAGCGACAGCATTGTGTATTACTATGTTCAACGCATCGAAGATGCGGATGCCTTGGTAAACACCACAGATGCACCGTTTCGTTTTTTGCCGTGCATGGTTGCTGGCCTTGCGTACTACACTGCAATGAAGAAGGCACCGGAGAGGGTGCAGCTTCTCAAGGCGGTGTATGAAGAAGAATTTCAACGTGCGGCAGATGAGGATGAGGATCGTGTGGCTTTGAAACTACAGCCTAGCATGCAGTATCTACGGGTGAACTGATGGCCAGGTTTGCTTCGGGTAAGGATGCCTACGGAATATCTGACCGATCCGGGTTTAGATATCGGTTGGTGACAATGGTCACGGAGTGGAATGGCTCCAAGGTTGGCCCCGATGAGTTTGAGTCAAAGCACCCACAGTTAGAGCCGATTCGCGTGGGGCCGGACCCGCAGGCTATCCATGATCCGCGTCCGGATCAAAGCACCGAGACTACTGTTTCTCGTTTGCTGCCTTTGAATCCTTTTCTATCTGGTTCTGCGGGTAGTGACGTTGTTACGGTAGTTGAGCCGTCTCATGGACGTACGACAGGAGATGTTGTAAGGTTTGAAAAAGCGAGGTCGTTTGATGGATTTACAAAAGCAGCATTGGAGAATTCCACTGGTTATACGATTACTGTCACGGATTCTAACCTTTACACGTTTGTCTCAGCGTCCGGCACCGCAACCATCGGTGGTCAACGCGGGGGTGGTGAAAATGCGACTGTCGGGGTGGAACCAGCAGCAGTGATAGCGGTGTTGAGAGCGGCTTTTACGGTAAGTGTTGCAGCCGTGACTACCACCAGCGCCACGACATTTGATTCATCCAGCATTACGTTGGATTCAAGCACCAAAACTTTTGACGAGGGCTAAATGGCAAAGCAGGCAGTAGGAATAGGGTCGAGCGCTAATGACGGCACCGGAGACACTCTTCGTGCTGGCGCTGACAAGATAAACGATAATTTTAACGAGATTTACGCTGCGCTGGGAAACAGTTCCAACGTATTAACCGACATCATAGATGCCAATGGACTTTTCGACGTTAGCTCTGGTGCCAACAAGATTGTATTTTACTATGCCAACCTAAGTGATTTGCCCAGTGCATCAACCTATCATGGGGCTGTGGCTCACGTTCACGCTACAGGTGGGCTATATTTTGCTCACGGCGGCGCTTGGATAAGGTTGAACGATGAAACCACAGGGCCAGTGACAAAGTATACTGCTGGCACTAGCGGAAGCTCGGCCTACACGTTTACTGGTCCGGGCGCTACTTCAGGTAATAACCCAAACTTTACTTTCTATAAGGGCCATACTTACCTGATTGACAACACTGCCAACGTGAGTAGCCACCCGCTGCAAATCAGAACATCCAATGGTGGCTCTGCTTTCACAACTGGTGTTACAGAAAATTACAACTCTACCACTGGCCTGACGCAGTTCATCGTTCCGCACGAACCAAGCGACACATCTCTTGTTTATCAATGCACCAACCATTCTTCGATGGTTGGAAACATAACGATAGTGTAGGAAAATAAAATGGCTTACACCTACGCACAATTAAAGACCGCCATACAAGAGTATACGGAAAACACAGAGACGGCCTTTGTGTCTAACCTTGATGACTTCATTCGCTCTGCGGAAGATCGCGTCTTTTATCTGGTTGATCTTGAGTATTTTCGTAAAAACGCCACAAGTGCAATGACACAGACTGATCCGTTTCTGTCCTTGCCAACGGATTTTTTAGCTTCCTTTTCATTGTCTTTGACGAACAGTGGTTCCAAAGAGTTCTTGTTGCAAAAGGATGTCAACTTCATTCAGGAATATAATCCTAATTCAGCTACCACAGGTACGCCTAAATACTACGCTAGGTTTGATGTTGATAATCTAATTTTGGCTCCCACTCCTGACAGTAACTATGTTTGTGAGTTTCATTATTTTTATCGTCCAGCCTCTCTTACCGCAGGTGCTGACAGTGGCACGACTTGGCTGAGTACAAACGCCCCTAATGCTTTGCTTTACGGATCTTTGTATGAAGCGTATGTTTACATGAAGGGTGAGCCTGACATGCTTCAGTTGTACGATAAACAGTTCAGCGAAGCTCTTAGTAGATTGAAGGATCTCGCGGAAGCGAGAGAAAATGCAGACGCTTATCGTAGAGGTCTGCCGGATCGGCCTCGGACATAAGGAGAAGAAACGATGGCTACAGCAAACGCAGCAACCAGTTTTTTGGAAAACAGGCTTCTTAGCTTTATTTTCAAAAACAACGCCGCATCTTTTAGCTCACCGGGTGACAACATTTTTGTTGGGCTAGCAACAGCGGTATCCAATTTTGATGATTCAACGGGTGAATCTGGAACTCCGGCTATAACGGAAGCTACCTTCACCAATTATGCAAGGGTACAAGTTGCAGCTTCTGCTTGGACCCTAACCACAGACACCGCCAATACGCAGACCTGTAAGAACACCAGCAACATAGATTTCGCAGCGTCCGGTGGAACAAACAACACAATTACTCATGTGTTCATAGCAACTCATCAGACAGATAGTTTAGACACGCTGGGATCTGGCGGTAACGTCCTGTTCATAGGTGCGCTGGACGCAAGCAAGGCAATCGCCACCGGGGACATCTTCCGCATCAACGCAACAAACCTGACTATTGAGTTGAAGTAAAATGGCACTGGTTCTGAAGGACCGCGTCAAGGAGACGACTAGCACCACCGGCACTGGCACATACACTTTGGCCGGTGCCGTTTCTGGTTTTGAGGCGTTCTCTGAGATAGGTAACGGCAACACGACATATTACGCCTGTACGGACGGCACTGACTTTGAGGTTGGTATCGGCACTTACACGTCATCTGGCACGACGTTAGCTCGTACAACAATCCTTCAGTCCAGTAACTCTGACAACGCCGTAAGCTGGAGTTCCGGCACCCGCACCATCTTCTGTACGCAGCCAGCAGAGAAGGCTGTGTTCCTGAATGCTGATGGGGACATTGAGTTTGACAACTCGCATAGGATTAAACTTACCAGCAATAACAGTGACCCTGTAATCGCAATTGGCGGCAGCGGTCCAAACTTTATCCGGTTTCACGATGGGTCAGATTTTACTGACGCAACAAATGCTGTTGATATAATTTACAGAACCAGCCCTAATGATCTGCTTATTGAGCGGGGCGGAAATGACATAGCGTCGTTTGGCGGTGACGATGGTCATGCGGCTCTGTACTATAACAATAGCATAAAGCTAGAAACGGTTAGCGGAGGCATTGACGTAACAGGTGAGATAGCCGCGACCAGCCTAGACATCTCTGGAGATGTTGACGTAGACGGCACGTTAGAAGCAGATGCCATGACCCTTAATGGCACTGCGATTACAACCACTGCCACTTTGTCCACCGGCATTTCTAACAACAATGTGCCTAAGTTTACATCTGGTGTAGCCGACAATGACTTCTTACGAGTTGACGGCACTGCTATCGAAGGTCGTTCTGCCTCTGAAGTTCTGTCTGATATAGGCGGTCTGGCGACTGACGGTAATGGTAGCAGCTTGACAAATGTTAATGCCGCAACCCTAGACAGCCTCGACAGCACTAGCTTCCTACGCAGTGACGCTGACGACAGTTTTAGCAATCAAATTGACGGAACAACCATCGAACTGGCTGGTGGCGTAACTTACGATCCACCGGGCAGCAGCGGCTCTGATACTGCTACAGATGTTGCTATTGCGCTCCTTAGTGGTCAGCGTATTGTTATGGGAACCAGTGGCTATATTCGTACCATTGTTGATGCCACAGCATCTCAACCTCTTCAGTTTGGCCAATCTGGAACAGGTTATTTCACTGGCACTAAAATCTTTGGTGGTTCGACAGATGTAAAACTACACTATAATGCGGATGCAAAATTAGCGACGACTAGCGATGGCATAAATGTAACAGGCACAGTTACAGATGACGGCGCAACCCATGACGGTGACGTTACCTTCACTGGCGCAAGCTACAACGTATTGTGGGACAAAAGCGATAACGCCTTTGAACTTGCCGACAACGCCAAGCTAAAGTTTGGTGCTGGCGATGACATGGAGATTTTCTCTGACGGCACCTATGGCCGGATAGATGTCAACGACCTGATTATTCGCGGTGACGATACAGATAATAGACCGCAGATTTACTTCCAAGACTATAACACGAGCAATGTTGTAGACTACGACACAACTACAAATTTATATTTTCAAGGCCACAACGATGCTGGTCAACAGGTTACTTACAACACAATTCAGTTAATATCAATGGACGTAAGTGACGGCACTGAAGACGGCAGGATACAATTTGCCCAGCTAGAAGCTGGAGCAAGCGCAACCACCTTTATATTTGATCCATATTATTTTCTGCTCATGTCAGAGCAACAGCTTGCTTGGTATCAGTACAACGGCAGTTACTCCACTTATCTCAACCCACTTACGCCTACAGCAAACAGGTTCATAAAGCTGCCTGACAGGGATGGGCTGGTTCGTGTCGTATCCTCGCAAACAATGACGGCCAACCTTGCAGTTGGCTGGCACACCATTGCAGTGTTTCAAGGACGCGATGATAGCCCCGGAGGAGCCAACCAAAGGTTCCACGCTAAGTTTTCTTTGGCAGATGTAACATCAAGCAGACATCAGGCACTGACGTTCTACGCCCAACACATCTTTGGGCAGGACGACGGTTTACAAGTCATCGGCAACAGCACGTTCGGCACTGATGTTGTCACCGCCATCCGTATTAAATCAAGCACAGACAGCAATAAAACATACGCTGGTGCGGCCATACAGGTTTACGTTGCGGACGCGACCAACAATCTTATTTTATACCTTGATGAAGCTAATCTTGACGACAGTCCGAATGGCGTATCTTACGGCAATGTCATCTTAAAAACTGGTGTGGCAGACGCCAGTGATCCGGGCGATCTTGGCTACTCTAGTGCCAGCTACTCTACTTTCGCAAGCAGCGTAAATGTTGGAATAGACAGCATTGAACCGGGCGGCATAGGGGTAACCGGCAACCTGCTAACGCAGTCAAACATTGTGCTGGAAGGCGCGACTGCGGATGCCCACGAAACCATTATCACTGCTACTGATGCAACGGCAGACCGCACGATTACTCTGCCAAATGCCACCGGCACAGTTGCTTTGACATCAGACATACCGTCTTCTGGCATATCTAGTGGTAATGTAGCCACATTCACAAGCGGTGCGGCTGACAATGATTTCCTACGGATTGATGGCACGGCTATTGAAGGTCGTTCTGCTTCGGAAGTCCTGTCTGACATAGCGGCCATGCCACTTGCTGGTGGTACGTTTAGCGGCGATGTTACC